GCGCAACCCGTCGTGCGGGATCTACGCGACGTGCGCGTTCCGTTCGGGCTTGCGAGTGACGTGTTCGGCGTGGCCTCGCTCCCGCGCTATCACACCAGTGCGCGTCGAGCGTTCGGTGCTGACGGGTTCGATGCTCTTCCCGTTGACGCCCGCGGTGCACTGGTCTCCGTGGTCTACAACCGCGGTGCCTCGATGGCCGGACCGGCGCGCACGGAGATGCGTGCAATCCGCGACGTGTGCCTGCCCGGCGCGGACGTGCATTGCATCGCGGGCCAGATTCGCCAGATGTGCCGACTGTGGCGTGGCACCAATCTGGAAGCGGGCCTTTGCGGTCGTCGTGAGGATGAAGCCGGTCTGACGGAGCGTGCGCGATGAAGCTGCCCTCCGTGTCGACGGTGAAGCCGCTTTTGTGGGTGATCGGGGTTCTCGCCCTGGTGGTGCTCGCTCTGTCCGTCTGCCTTGTGGTGGTGCGGGCCACGGCTCGTGCTGCTGCCGCCACGTATGAAGGCGCTGCGGCTGCCTGCGCGGCGCAGAAGGATGGCGCCACTACCCGCTTGGAAGAGCTGGCCTCAGCCAACGCTGGCTACGGCCGCACTGTTGGCGTCCTCCAGGCCGAGCTGGCGTTGGCGCAGAAGCAGGCAGCCACGCTCAAGCAGCAGAGCGATAGCGCGGTCGCTGCGGCCGAGGCGCGCGAGGCGGACGCCAACCAGACGTTGAGGCAATTCATGAATCGCTACGCCGGCCAAGCGCGTGAAACGCGCTGCGCCCTGGCCCTGACCGAAGTGGAGGCATCATGCCCAGCATTCTCCGGCTACTGACCGTCGCGGCGATCGCCGCCGTGCTTGCTGCGTGTGGGCGAACAAAGCCCGATGCAGGCCCGGCGCAGTGCGCGGTAACCCCTGAGCCTGTGGTGGTGGAGCGGCGCGTGTACGTGGCGATCCCGGCCGCGCTCACCCGCACAGAAGCTGTTCCCGAAGGCCCGATCGCGCAGTGCTTTGATGTTGCCGCCCAGCGGAGAGCCGTCATTGAGCGCCTCAATGGCCGTGCCGAGCAGGTCCGGGCCATCCAGGGCACCGAGGTGAAGCCGTGAGCATGCTCCTGGCATTCGCTGTCGTCGTCCTGTGTCTCGTGCTGGCGCTGTGCGTCACCAGTCGCCGTGAGGATCGCCGGTCATGAGTCAGCGCGCATTTCTCGCCGAGATGGACGCTGGCCTGCATGCGAGCTTTGCCGCAGCGGGCATGGCTGACCTCGCCACCTACACGCCGCCGGAAGGCGGTGCTGCCGTGCCCTGCCAGGTCTATGTGGACCGCGACAGCGAAATGATCGGCGGGCTTAGGCAATTCGTGGCCGGCCGAGTCGAGGTCGCTTACGTGCGAACCGCTGGCTTCCGCCCGGTATCCAAGGGACGAGTGCTTGTCGACGGCGAGCGGTACTCCAATTCCAAGCTCATCTCTGACGACGGCTCGCTGAGCCGATGGCTGGTGATTCGTGTCAATGACTGACATTTCCAAGGAGCCGGCGAGCTGGCAGCTCGTTGAGTTCTTGGCGGAGCGCGTGCGCCTTATCACGTCAGAGTCAGGGTTCTTCACGAATATCGGACGCGGCCTGATCCTGCTCGATGACGAGGACGCACCGGAAGACATGGAGGTCGCCGCCACCGCCATTGTCGTTGAGCGCATCAGCTTCACTTCGGGAGGTCGCGTCCAGGCCAATTCCGACGTGGGTGTGACCATTGAGTTCAGCGTCCCGCGAGGTCAGGACGAAGACCGCCCCAACCGCCTGGTTCACCGCGCCCGGCATGACCTGATCCGCGTGCTGACCTTTGACGCACGGGCACTACCGCTGGGTCTTACCAAATTTGAAGTAGTCGATTCGCAACTGGCCGAAGTAACCGACGGCGGTCATTCCAGTGTTGTCGCTCAGATCACCGCGCGGGCCGGTCTGACCGAGAGTTTCCAGCCCGTGTCCAATCCCCAGGAGAAACCCTAATGGCCCAACAGCCCAAGGTCCGTAAGTTCGCCGGCGATCTGCGCTTTTATGAGCACGGCGCCGGCGCCAACCGCATTCCGGTCATTCCCGACTCGGATGACAAGTTCGGCAACAAGCCGCTCGAACAGAGCTCGCTGACGTTCAGCTATGAGGCTGGCGACACAACCGAAGTGAAGAGCAAGCGCCGCGATGATCGCTACGGCCAGATCATCCACACCGATGCCAATCCGGGCACCACCGGCATCAGTGTGACCGCACTGGAAGTGCCGCCGGCCATCCTCGCCCGCATGCTGTACGGCAGTGCCGTATCGTCCTCGGTCGATGCGGGCACGGTGTCGAACCAGGCGCTCACTATCTACAGCAAAGACGCACCGATCGAGCTGGGCCATCGCTTCATCATGGCCTCGCCGGCGCCGGTCATTAAGAAGGGTGCCGAGACGCTCGAGGCTGGTGTCGACTATGACATCGACAACCGGCAGGGCATCCTCATCCCGCTGGCCGAAGGTGACATTGCCCACGGCGATGCCCTGACTGTTTCATACAGCTATGACGGCTATTTGCAGACGGCTATCAATGGCGGCGCGGTGCCCAACAAGGCCTTCATGATCATGGGTGACGTGCAGGATCGCATCAGCGGCGAGAACGGCCTGCTGCGTATCCCGCAGGTGGATCTTACGGTGGACGGCGACGTGGACTGGTTCAGCGACGACCCGATCCAGGTGACTCTGACCGGCTCGGTGATCTTCCGCTCGGAAGAGACCGCGCTGTACACCTTCAAGGTGTACGAGCAGAAGCCCGATTGATGCGGCAGAGGGCTGCTCTCAGTCCTCAGTGGTCGGCGCCTGGGATGGCGCCGGCCACCTTTGTGTGGGGGTACTGAGCTATGGGTAGGTTCGCCAGCCTCGACCGACGCATGAACGCCGCTGCCTTGGCCCGCATCGCTGCCAAGGTGAACGGTGTGAGTGCAGCGGCGATCGCAAAGGCCGACGCTCGGTCGGCCATAACGGTGCGTCGGCGGTTCGAGCCTGCGGCGAAGAGAGCCATTCGTGAGATCTACAACGTACGCGTCAGCGATCTGACTGGGCGCTTCACTGTGCGCACGGGTGCGGATGAGAACGGTGAGTACATCTCGCTGAATGCCTCGGCCAAGCCGCTGCCGCTGGTCGGGTTCGGTGGACGCTGGGGCGGTCGAAAGACGGCTGGTGCGACCGCCCTGATCCAGAAGGGTGAGCGGAAGGTCTACAACTCAGCCTTCATCGCAACGGTTGATGGTCAAAGGCGCTTGGTGGCGCGCCAGTTCTCGCGAGACGCCACTGCGTCGTCCGGGCGCGATGGCCGCCGCAAGCTGCGGACGCTCACAGGTCCGAGCGCATTCCAGATGGTGATGGGCCAGGGCGACGTGGTCGTTACACGCCTGGCTCGCGAAATGAACGAGTTCCGCGGTAGCGAGCTCATCCGGCAGTTGAAACTGGCAAGGCAGGGGAAGCGTTGATGGCGAACAATGCGGCATTCGAGGAAGCGCTGCGGCTGGTCCTTGAGACCAGCGGCACCGAGGGCGTGGACGAACTGCGCCTGGCGCTCGCTGAGATGGGCGTGGCCTCCGACGCTGCCGTTGCCGACACCGGGAAGCTGGTGGATAAGCTCGCCGAACTCAACGCTACCGCCGAGAAGGCCGAAGCGTTCGACGGCTTGCTTGAGACCTTGGGTGACCTGGAGACGCGCTTTGATGCCAATCAGAAAGCGGCGTACCAGCTCTCTTTGCAGATCGCTGAAACGGCAGCCCCGTCGAAGGAACTGCTCAACGCCCAGAGAAACCTGCGCGCTGAGGGCGACAAGCTCAAGGAATCGCTGAACAAGCAGTGGGAGGCCGCGGCAAAGGCTGAGGACAGTCTCAGTGATCTCGGGGTCAACACCACCCAGCTGGCAGCCAGCCAGCAGCGCCTTCGCGAGGAAGCGTCGAAGATCGCCTCGGCCTTTGCCGATCAGGCGCGCGCCGCTGCCCAAGCCGCGGATGAAACGCGCCGGCGAAATCAGCAGATTCAGGAAGGCGACGACAAGTTCAGGGCTCAGGCCAAGGCCAGCACCTCCGCTGCCGAATCGCTGAAAGCCTACCGCGAGCGCGCCGGCGAGGCAGCACGGGAGACGGCTGAGCTGGGCGCCTCGGCGTCCGTGACCACCAGCATCCTCAACAAGCTCAAGGGCATTGCTGCGACCGCGCTGGGCTTCATCGGCTTTGGCAAGGTCGTTGATGGCATCAAGGACATCATCAAGGAAGGCAGCGACGCGGAGCAGGAACTCGGGCAGCTCGAGGCGGCCTTGGCCGCAACCGGCCGGCAGGGAGAGTTCACCGCGGCCGGGCTTGCCCGGTTGCGCAAGCAGCTGCAGGGTGGCCTGTTCGATGACGGTCAGATCTCGGCGGCTCAGGTGCGCCTGCTGTCCTATACCAACATCGTCGGCGAGCAGTTCCCGGCGGCCATGCAGATCACGATCGACCAGGCCCAGCGTCTGGGGATGAGCCTGGAGGCCTCGGCCGAGGTGGTGGGCAAGGCGCTGCAGACGCCGTCCAAAGCGATGGAGTCGCTGAGCAAGCAGGGCTTCACTCTGGATGACAGCCAGAAGCAGCTGATCAAGCAGATGGAGGCAACCGGCCGAGTCGCAGAAGCTCAGGCGATCATCCTTGACCTGCTGACCGAGTCCTATGGTGGCGCAGCAGCAGCGGCCAAGGTGGGTACGATCGCCGGCCTGTGGAAGGAAGCCACCGAGCGGTTCAAGGACTGGAAGCAAGAGGTCGCCGACCAAGGTGTGCTGGTCTACTTCAAGGCCCAGCTGACCGACATGCTCGCCACGGTTGATCGGCTTGCCAAGGACGGCACGCTCACTCGCTGGGCCAAGCAGACTTCCGACGCGATCATCACCATGGCTGAGGCGGCCAAGGGTGCAACCACGTGGGTCGTGGAGCACGGCAGCGCGCTGGTGACGCTCGGGCGGGTGTATGCGACCTTCTCGATCATCAAGCTGATCGCGCAGTTCAACACCTGGCGCGTCACGCTGGCTGCGACCACGCGCGCGCAGTGGGCCAATGCTGCCGCTATGGATGCGACCGGCAAGGGCGCAGTGACGCTCGGCAACGTGCTGAAGGCCATGCCGAAGGCTCTGCTGATCACGGTGGGGCTGGTGGGTCTGGAAGTGGCGCTGAAGGGCCTGCGGTCGATGGGCGAGGCTCTGGGTGAGGAACTGGGTAAGAACAGCGCGGCCAGCAAGCATGCGGGCGAGGTCAGCCGGCAGCTGCGCGAGGTGATGTACCAGGAAGCTGTTGCACGGAAGGAGGCGGCCAATTCGTTCGTCGAGTACCGCGATACCGCAGTCAGGACATCGGCCGAGGTTGCCGCGCTGGCTGATGCTGAGCGGCAGTCCTACAAGGAACGGTTGGAAGGCCTCAGGGAGTACCTCGTCGGGCAACTCGGCTTCTTGCTGGGGTTGAAGAATCTTGGTATCGCGACGGACGACCAGATCAAGCAGCTGGAGCTGGTCCGTGGCCGCTTGCGGGAAGTCAATCAAGGCTACAAAGCGCTGGCGGAAGGCGCCCGGGTTGCCGGAGATGCACTTGCGAACGGTATCGGCCCCGGCGCGCAACTGGTGCTTGAGCAGCTGAACGGGATCGACTCGGACGCCAAGCTGGCGGCGACCTCGATCGGCAACCTATTCCAAAGCCTGAACTACGCCGACAGTGCCTCGCTGGAGAACGTCGCGGTGGCCCTGGGCCACATGGCGGAGCAGGGAACCGTTGCTAGCCGTAACATTCGTGACGGGCTGCTGGACGCGCTTCAGCGGCTGTCGGGCGAGGAACTGCAACGATTCCAGATGGCGGCACAGACGGCGTTTGAGGCGCTTCCGGGCGCGGCAGTCAGTGCGTCCGCTGTGCTTCAGCAAACGTTGGTCGCCGCATTGCAGAAGCTGGGCGTCACCGCCGAAAGCGTGGGGATGAGCTTCGGCAAGACGGGCCGCGACGCGATCGCAGCATTTGCCACGGTCACGGATAGCGCACTGTCCACGGGCCTGCAGATCGAGGCGGCGTTCAAGAGCGCCCTCGGCAACGTGTCCACCTTGGAAGAAGCCCGGACGCTTGGCGCGCTGCTGGAAGACGCCGGCAAGCGTGGAAAGACCGGCTTCGACCAGGCAGAGCGTTCGGCCGCTGCGCTCAATGCGCGCATCCGTGAAATCACCAATGCGATGAACCCGCTGAACGATGAGTTCGGGAAGCTGGGGATCCAGTCGCAGGCATCCCTCAACGCGGCTCGCGATGCAGCGAAGGAAGCATTTGAGGCCATCAGGCGTGGAGCTTCTCAGGGAAAGGCCAGCATTGAAGACGTGCGCCGGGCAATGCGCGCCTACAGCGACACTGCGCGTGCCTCGGTTGCCGACAGCGATGTGGCGGCCAAGCAAATGGTGGAGATGCAGCTGGCTCACTTGGAGGCCATTTACCAGGTGAGCGATGGCCTGGATGACATGGGCCGCCGGGGTGGGGAAGCGACACGAAAGGTTGCCGATGGTGCCGCTGGCGCCGCCAAGGAACTGGACGGTGTCGCGGCCTCGGCGCATGGCGCGGCGGCTGCGACTGAGGCGGTGGCCGCCGCCGGCGGCAGTGCGGCGAGCAGCCTCGCAGAGGGCGCTTCTGCCGCTCATGGCTTCTCGCTCTCGATGGGCGAGGTCTCCGAAAAAACGTGGGAGCTGCTGGGGACGCTTGGTGGGCCGAACTCGCTCCAGCAGTTCGCCAACATCTGGAACGGTCTCTACGACCAGCGCCGCG